CGGAGCCGGCATAGTCTGCGCTCTGGAGCAGCTGTGGCCTCGGAATGGCTCGAACGCATGCGCAGCGTCGGCTACCTGCCGCGAGGCCGCACCCAGGCCCGGGTAAGCGAGGGCCGCGAGCACCCAGATTCCGGTGAGCCGTACAAGGCCACCCTTGATGAGCTGGGCAATACCGTCACCGAGCACGGCCAGCCGGGCAGCGGCGTCTCTGACCGCCAGGACGTCCATATCCGCGCGCAGCCGGTGCGGGGCGGCGCGGATGAATGAGATCACCCGGGACGCGATGTACGCGCTGATGGACGTGTACCTGGCCACCCCCGCCGCGAGCCCGGAGCAGATCCGGCTGGCCGCCAGCGACCACATCGCCGCCTCCCGGCCGTACGCCGTCGTGGCCGCTGAATACAAGGCGTCCCTGGAGCACCCGGTTCCGGACCTGGCCCTCCAGCAGCAGCTCGCGGAAGAACTTCAGCCGCTCCGGGTGGCGCTGTCGATCCTGGACGGCCGGTACCCCGGTATGGGCCTCATCGTCACGACGGGGGACTGACGTGGCCTGGACCGAAAGCGGCCTGTTCTACCCGAGCTTGCGGGACCTGCTCAAGGGCGCGCTGTCCTCGGTCAGCTGGGTGACCACCACCAACAAGATCTCCCTCGCCAGTTCCAGCGCCACCCCGGACTACTACGGCACCACCGACCCATCCACCTGGTCGAACACCGCCGAGTGCACCGGCACCAACTGGGCAACCGGCGGCATCGCCTACTCCGCAGCGGCCTCGGGAGCAGCCTCAATCCTGCCCACCCTGACGCACACCGGGCCAGGCCCGACGCTGCTCAACTACGGCGCCCAGAACATCGCCGTGGCCACCACCACGATCTCTACCGCCGCCTACGGGGCGTACCTGTACGCGGCAGCACAAAGCCCGGCGGCCCTGATCGCCGGCATCTGGTTCGGCGGCACCGGGTACACAACCGTGGCGGGCACGTTCGCAATCGCCTGGGGCGGCCCCAACATCATCGCCACCATCAGCTGCGCGGCGTAGCCGATGACCACGCCCGTCACGATATCCGCTAACAACCCGTCCACGACGGCCACCAGCAGCAGCGGCACCACCGCCCCGTCCGCGGGCACCACCGAGACCTGGACGATGACCTCCTCAGCATCGTTCCCGGCGGCCAGCAACTCCGCGATCCCGCCCACCCAGTTCCACATTGGTGACCCGGTGCTGCCCGCGGAATACATTCTGGTGACCAACATTTCCGGGACCACCTGGTCGGTGACCCGCGGCGCGGAAGGCAGCACCCCGGTCGCGCACGCGTCGGCGGCCACGTACTACCAGGTGTTCACCGCTGCCGACCTGAACGCGCTGCTGACCAAGGCGGGCGGCGCGCTGAGCGGCGCGCTGAGCACCACCCCGGCCACTCTCACCGACGCCAGCTCGATCGCGGTCAACGCTGCCCTCTCAGGCGTGTTCCGCGTGACACTCGGCGGGAACCGGACCCTGGCCAATCCCACGAACCCTACGGACGGCCAGTCGATCACTGTTGAGGTAATCCAGGACGGCACCGGCTCCCGCACGCTGGCCTACGGCACCGCCTACAGCTTCACGGCCAGCACGCCGCAGCCGTCCCTGTCCACTGCGGCCGGGGACCGGGACCTGATCTCGTTCTTCTACGACGCGGGCGCGGCGCTGTGGATCTGCACCGGGTACATCCTGGCCCAGAACGCCATCCTGGTGACGATCGCCCAGGGCGGCACTGGGCAGACCACCCAGCAGGCCGCCATCAACGCGCTGACGGGCGCTCAGACTTCCGGGTACTACCTCCGGTCAGGCGGCACGAACGCGGTCCTGGCCGCGATTCAGGCGGCGGACCTGCCCACCGCGACCACCTCCGCGCAGGGCGCTGTTGAGCTGGACGGCACTGCTTCGGATATTCAGCCGGTCAGCAGCGCAGCGGCAGCAGGCGCCATCGGCAAATCGGCCGACTCTGGGCACGTCCACCCGGCGAGCAGCATCATCCCGGCGGATCAGGGCATGCTGGCCTGGTCGCTGGATCTCGACTCGGCGGCGAGCGGTGTGACGCTCGTCGCCGGGACCGTGTACCTGAACAAGATCCCGATCCGCTCGGCGATCACCGCGACCTACCTGTGGTTCACGACGACCTCCGCGGGGTCCGGCGCCTCGTCAGGTTCCTATGTGGGCCTGTATTCCAGCGCGGGCACGCTGCTTACCGGATCGTCGGACCTGGGCGCGAGCATCACCAACAGCAACCATCAGGTGGCGCTGACGACCCCGCAGTCCCTTACGGCGGGGTTCGTGTGGGCGGCGATCGTCACTAACCAGGCGAGCACGCAGCCGGGGCTGCGATCCCCGTTCAACTACACCTATGTCGTCTCGCCGAATATCGGCCTGTCCGCCGCGACGGCCCGGGTGGCGATCCCGGGCACCAGCGGCACCTCCCAGACGTCGCTGCCTAGCTCGTTCACCCCGTCGGCGCTGACGAATGTCAACGCGGCGCAGATCTGGTTCGGGATCTCCTGACATGGCCATCGACAGCCAGCCGGTTCTGGCCAACAGTTTCGCGGGCGAGACGAACGGCGCTACCGTGGCCCAGTCCGCTGCGCCCGGATACCAGTCGCTGGGCACAGCGGACGGGATGCTGTTCGACGCGGTGTCAATCACTTCCGGCCAGGCGATGACGTACGACAGCACGGTTGTTTCCGGCATGACGCTCGCCAAAATCGTCACTACCGCAACCACGCCCTGCTACGGCGGGTGGGCGTCGTCCGGGCTGCTGACCAACGCCGCCACTCAGCAGTGGTTCCGGCTGTTCCTGTACCAGACCGCGAACCCGTCCTCCGCGCATCAGGTGTTCGCGTTCGTGGTCTCCGGCACCCGCGCCGCTGACGTGATGATCAACACCAACGGCACAATCAGTGTCCGCAACACCAGCGGCAGCGTCATCGTCACGACCACGAACACGGTCCCCTTGAATCAGCTGTTCCGCATCGAGGGCTATGTCACCAGCTCGGCGACGGCTGGCCAGGTTGAGCTGCAACTGTTCAGCAGCCCATGGTCGTCCGCACCCACCGAGACGCAGACGTCCAATGCGCTCCAGAACACCCTGGGCGGTGCGCTGAATACCGCCAGGTTTGGTGCGGCGACCGGTACCGTGTCCGGGCTCACCTGGTGGTATGGCGGGTGCGCTGTATCGGTCGCGGGGTATATCGGCGCGGGGGCGGTCGTACAGCAGATGACCTGCGGGGCGCCTGCGCCGTCTGGGTTCACCGTGATCTCCAAGCCGACCGGCGGCACGTCGCTGCGGCTGAAAGTGGCCACCAACTCCGGGCTCACCACAGGTGTTATTTACGTCGTGGCGCAGGCCCCGGATTCCTACGGTTACGTCAAGCACGTGGTGACCGGCCTCGCCCCGTTCACCCGCTACTGGTGCCAGCTAGCCGACACGCCGCCGGGCGGCGCAGAGATGCTCGTCGGCAATGTGGGCACGTGCAAGACGCTGGCCACGCCAGGCACCCCGCAGTCCTTCACGTTCGCTGTCGCGAGCTGCGTCAATACCGCGTACGAGACGCCGGGCCCGGACACCGGCCTGAACGACTGGATCGCATGGCAGCCAGATCTGGCAATCTTCACTGGGGACTACGGCTACCAGAATCCCACTTTCACCGACCAGCCCAGCCAGGTCGGCACCTGGGAATACCACACCTGGTTTTACGGGATGGAGCCGATCACCCGGCAGGCGTGGGGCTATTACTGCCGCAGCAACCACGACAGCACGTCGGACACCTACAACTGCGACACCGATAACACCTGGGCTGCGGCTAACCTCGTCGCGGCGCAGGAAATCTTCCCTCAGGGTGCACTCGGCGACGCGGTGAACAGCCCCGTGCATTCGCTGTGCCAGACGTGGGTGACCGGCCGGGTCCGGTTCATCATGCTCGACATCCGCAACGTCGACCGGAGCCCGGGGACGAATACCGACAACTCCTCCAAGACGATGCTTGGCGCTACCCAGCTGGCGTGGCTGAAGGCGCAACTGCTCCAGCCGGAACCCGTGAAGATCATCATCACGGATACGCAGTGGATGGGGAACACCGTCCCGTCGCTCGGCGCGGACCCCGAGCTGGGCAAATGGTGGAGCTACCAGACAGAGCGCACGTCGATCGTCAGCTACATGACCGGCAACTGGGCGCAGCTGCGGAATATCGTGCTGATCCACGGTGACTTCCACGGTGTCGGCGTTGCCTACGCGGCTGAGAACACGTGGGGCGGATTCCCGGTCTACTCCGCGGCACCACTGCGGCAGACCGGCGCTGCGACGATCGCCGCGGGCACCTTCAATCGCTACTACAACAACGCCGGCGGGGAGTGCCGCCAGTACGGCCGGGTCAGCGTCACCGACACAGGCGGCAGCACGATCACCGTGAACTACCAGGGCTGGGACGCGGTTAATCAGGTCGCCCAGGTCAGCCAGACCGATGTCTTCAACGTAGCTGCCGGGAACGTGCCCGTTCGCAGCCTGATGGGAGCCCTGTGAGCCTTAAAACCTTCACTGTGCCACCGGACACGCGCATGGTCGGCAGCGGTGACCCGCCCGTCGACATGGACGACCTGATCGACACAGTTAACGCGATGGGCGCGACCACGAACGTCCTGAACGCCGCCTATGCGGGCGGCGCCGACGCCAGCGGCGCCGCGGACTCTTCCGCCGCCTTCCAGGCCGCCGTGGACGTTCTCGGCGGCAATCCGGGTGTCGTCCGCGTCCCGGCCGGCACGTACAAGATCGCCAGCACCGTGACCGCCTCCAATCCGGGGCAGTACTTCGTCGGTGACGGCCGGTGGGCGACGATCATCAACTCGTACGTGACCGGCGACTGCCTCCGCGCCTACACGACCAGCAACTATTCAGGCGGCGGCGGCGGTGTGGCCGGTGGCGGGATCAGGGGCCTCACGGTCGACGGCACGAACGCGGGGGCGGGCTCGGCGGGCATCCACGTCGGGGACCTGTACAACTATGAGTTCGACTGCGGGGCCCGCCATTTCCAGGGCACCGGCTCGAAGAATTTCTGGTTCGACAACAACTACGCCGTCAACGGCATGGAGATGATAACCGGCCGGATCTGGGCAGAGAACGGCACCACTAATGTCCAGTTCGACGTCAACGCGGCCAGCGGCTACACCCCATCCGGGTCTTTCGACCGCGCGAATCTGAAGATCTTCCTCGACGGCAAAGGCAAAGGCAACCTCGTCGTCCTGAACAACGGCGCTTACATCGTTGACGGCGACCTGGGCATCTACGGCAACACCGACTACGGGTCAGCGGAGTACTGGGTCCTGACCCTGACCGGGCCATCGGGGCTCTCGTTCACCGCCACCAACGCGAGCCCGTGTGTGTTCACCGCGTCCGGCAGTGCCTTCTTCAACGGCAACGCCGTCACCCTGTCCGGCGCGTCGCTCCCCACGGGGTTCACTGCGGGCACGACGTACTACGTGGTGGCCGCGTCAGGGACGACGTTCGAGCTGAGCGCGACCTCCGGCGGGTCGGCGATCAACTCGACGTCAACCGGCTCGGGAACCGTCCAGGCCGTGCAGCGCTCCGAAATCGGCAACAGCGTCCTGAACATCGGCGTCGAATGCAACGGCACCAGCGGCACGCAGCCCGGCACGATCAGCTTCGGGACGACCGGGACAATCGGGAACCAGATCAACCAATGCCGGGGCGTCATCGACTTCTCCGGGAATAACCCGTTCGCCGGGTCCAACAATGCCCAGTCGTTCATCTTCGACGGCCCGGTGTACGGCGATAATAAGCTCCAGCCGGCCGGGCCGCTCGGCCTCTATCCGTACAAGGCCGGGGCGCTGTCCAGCAGCGGGACGATCCCTACGAAGTTTCAGGCAATGACCGAGGTCACCACCAGCGGCAACGTGACCGGGGTCATTCTGGATGGCTACCCGCCGGACAACTGGCGCCTGATCTACGTCATAAACGACGGGACCGGCACCATCACCTTCGCCGGGTCCGGGACCTCCAACGTGGCTAACGGCACCACGTGCGTGATCCAGCCGAACACCTGCCAGGGGTTCATCTGGAATAACGACCTGTCGCTATGGTTCCCGACGGCCTGATGGCGGCGATCTGAGCTATGAGCCAGTATCTGACGTCCTCGGTCCCCGGCAAGGCTGTACCCGGGTTCGTTCCCGGCCGGCTTACCGGCATAGGCACGTCAGCCACGGCCACGCCGGCCATCCTGCGTGCTGTTACCACGATGCCGCAGGTCCTCGCAGGGATCGCGCAGCAGGGCAAGGCCGCCGCCGCCGTCACCCAGCCGTACAGCGCAGCCTGCGCCGTCACCCAGCCGTACAGCGCGACCGCAGGAGTGAGCTGATGACCGCCACCGTTTTCTACGACAACGCCAACGAGATCGCGCAGCTGACGGTCACGTTCACCTCCAGCGGAAGCCCGGCCAATCCGACCACCGTCAGCCTGGTCGTCACCGACCCGTCCGGCACGCAGACCACCTACACCACCAGCAACGGGATCACCCAGAGCGGCATGGGCATCTACACCGCTGCCATCACCTGCCTGCCGGCGCTGACCGGGGTCGACGGGCTGTGGAGCTACGTGTGGATCGGCACCGGAGCGGTCTCCGACGTTCAGCCGGGGACCTGGCGGGTGCTGCCCACCACGATCGGCACCTGGTACATCGGCCTGGACGAGTTCAAGGACCGGCTGGGGATCACCGACGCCGCGGACGACTCCCAGGCGCAGATCGCCATTCAGACAACTGCCCAGTGGATTAACGAATATACGGGGCGCCATTTCAACAGGGTCACTGAGGTGCGCACTTACGAACCTACCAATATATGGGTGCTGAATATTGACGATCTGGTGAGCGTGACGGCGGTCAATCTGGACCCGAACGGAAATGGCGTCTTCAGCCAGGCCCTCGTGCAGAACGTCGACTACGAGCTGCGGCTCGGCGACGGGCTGTACAACGTCAACGCCACCGGGATCGCCCGGCCGTACCGGCAGCTCCAGATCATCCAGACCGGCAACTGGTTCCCGTTCACCTGGCCGTACTCCCGGCTGGACCGGGTGCAGATCATCGGGACCTGGGGCTGGAGCAGCGTGCCGCCGCCGGTCACCCAGGCCAATTTCATCCTGGCCGCCGACCTGTTCAAGATGAAGGACGCGCCGTTCGGCGTGGCCGGGGTCTCCGATCTGGGCGTGGTCCGCATTCAGTCCAACCCCTGGCTGACGGAGATGCTGCGGCCCTACATCAACCCCCGGCGGAAGGTGGGCGTGTGATGCGCTTTGTCCTGACCACGGCGAGCTGCGCGCCGCTGATCCCCACCGACAACCTGCGCGCCGGCAAAGGCGGGGGCAAGGGCGGGGGCAAGGGCCGGTTATGACCGTCGCGCCGAAGAAAGCGGCGAAAAGCCCAGCGCAGGCCAAGGCCGCCCTGGCGTTCGCGGCCGGGGGCCGGGCCGCGCAGGCGAAGGCGAAGGCCAAAAACGGCGGCAAGCCCAGCAAAGCCCAGCACGCGGCCGGGCTGAAGTGGGCCGCCGCGGGCCGGGCCAGCCAGGCACGGGCGAAGGCAGCCGCCAAGGCGGGCAAGAAGGCGCCGGTAAAAGCGAAGAAGGCCGCGCTGCCAGTTAGCCAGTCCACCTGGACCGGGCCGTCGCTGTGGCTGCCCGGCTGCAATGCGGAACGGCCGACCTGCATCGTCACGGCCATCGCCAACCACCTGCTGGCCGCGACCGGTGTGCAGGCCAGCGACGCCAGCATTCTGGAGCTGCACGAGCGCGCGGGCGGCGACGGCAGCGCGACCATCGCCACCGTGCTGGAGGCTGCCGCGGATTACGGGCTGGCCGGGCAGCTGCTGGAGAAGTTCGGGCCCGGTGACCCGGAGGGGGTCGTGCCGGGAGTGATTTACGGCGTGACGATGCGGCGCGGCTATCACGCGGTGCTGGCGCATCCATACGGAATGGTGTCCTGGGGCTGGGTGATGGCCTGGTCCGGGGAGCCGCAGGAGGCATGGGAGCTGCAATGGGTCACCTGACGGAACAGCCGGGCGGAACCCCCGGGGAAGACACCCCAACCGGAATCGGCGTGTACCGCACCGCAAGTCCCGGCCTGGCCGCGATACAGGCGTACGAATCGTTTCTGGGCCTGCCGGAGGGCGCGACCGTCAATCACGTGCTCGCGTTCATGACCGACATGTCCGACAAGAGCGCCACCTGGGCGGCGTTCGAGGGCGCGATGCTCCAGGCCAGCACGAACGCCGCGGCCGGGACGCACAGCGCGATTGAGTGGGCACCACTGCTGGGCGGCCGGAATCTGATCCTGGCCGTCCCTGCTTGCTGCGGGGGCACCACCTGGGCCGATGAGGCAGCCGGGGCCAACGACATGCACTGGGCGAAGCTCGCCAATACGCTGGTCGCGGGCGGGCTCGGCGGCTGCACACTGCGGATCGCCCGGGAGTTTTCGGGCGGCTGGTACCCGTGGTCGGTCACCCCCGCGACCGCCGCCGCGCACAAGACTGGCTGGGCCCGGATCGTCACGACCATGAAGGCGGCTGGCTTTACCGGCCGGTTCATGTGGAACCCGTATCTGGGCCAGGGAACTTTCGCCCCGGGCGGTTACCCTAGCGACGCCTATCCGGGCAGCGCCTACGTCAATGTGATCGGGCTCGACTTCTACGACTGGGGCTACCCAGCACAGCCGGACACCGAGGCGCGGACCACCGCGCAGCAGCAAGCCGCCTGGAACGTCATCCGGGACCAGCTGGCCGGGCTGACCGGCTGGCAGAGTTTCGCCACCCGGGCCGACATCAGCCGGCCGCTGGCCTACCCCGAATGGGGCTTGCAGATCTGGGGCAGCGGTGCCACCTACGCGGGCGGCGGCGACAATCCGGTACTGATCAGCGAGATGGCCGCCTGGATCAAGTTCACCAGGCCGTGGATGCACGCGCTGTGGGAGGACGCCGGGGTGGGCGTGTCCGACCCAGACGACGACCCGGACCGGATCATTGCCGTCCCGAAGGCGCGGGCCGCGTTCCTCGATGCGTTCGGCTATGGCTGAGCTAACGCAGACGCCTGCACCCGTCCCGGCCACGCTGAGCCGGCTGGCCGTGTTCGGGTCGGTGGACGGCCTCACCCTGTTCCTGGGGCTGACCATCGGGCTGATCGTGGCACGGCAGGGGCATCAGGCCATCTGGCACGCGGCTCTTGGCGGCGCGGCCGGGGAGCTGGTCGGGATGACCGCCGGGCAGCACCTGTCCGACCCTGACTCCGGCTGGCGGGTAGCTATCGCCTGCGGGGCCGCGTCCGGGCTGGCCTGCGTGCTGCCCGCGTTCCCGTACCTGGCCCTGACCGGGACCGTCGCGCTGGGCGCCGGGCTCGGTATCGCTGCCGGGGTGGCTGCCGTGATCACCTGGCTGCGGCCGGAACGCGGGATCAGTGCGATCGTGCGGACTTACGGCATCCTGATCGCGGCCGGGCTGCTGTCCGGATTGTCCGGGCTGATCTGAGGGGAGGGCGGCTGCCGATGCGCCACTCGCGCTGGCTGATACCGGGCGTCATTAGCGCCGTTATCGTTCTGATCTGTGTCCTGGTGGTCCCGCACGGATTCATCCACCTGTTCGGCATCGACACCCAGCAGAGCGACAACTACGACTTCTGGTCCGGGGTCGGTCCTGTGCTGGTCACCGCGATCGGCCTGTCCACGCTGATCGCCGGAGCATGGCATCACCTGAATTGCCACACTGACAGCTGCCTGCGTATCGGCCGGTTCCCGGTTGCGAACGGCTCATTCAAGGTGTGCAGCAAGTGCCATCGCGCGATCACTGGGCATCCCAGCAAGCTGACCATTGAGGTGCTAAGCGCTGAGCACCGGCTGCACCCGCGGCATCAGGACACGGATTCGCCGTGAGCCATCGCGGCGCGCTCATCACCGTCGCCGCGGCAGGAATTCTGGACGTGGCCGGCGGGCTGGCTTTCGCCGCGGCTGAGCACATTCCGTACGTCACCGGCCTGTACTGGGCGCTCACCACGGCGACCACGGTCGGTTACGGGGACGTCATCCCGCACAAGGCTGCCGGGCACCTGATCGCGGTCGCTGTGATGCTGACCGTCATCCCGCTGTTCGGTGCCACGTTCAGCCTGTTCACCTCGGGAATGACAGCCGGGCACATCAGGGCATCAGAGGCACGGATCAAGGCTCACGTCGAAGAACGGCTGAAGCATCATCTGAAGACGCCCGGTAGCTGAGGCCCTTACGGAACGGTTAAGCGAACCGAAGTCGCCCGGTACCGCGGCAGGCCGTTGGTACGCTGAGCCGACCCAGCCGAGGGAGAAACCGTGCGGCGTATGGCATTTGCGATTGCCCTGTTCATGACGGGGACGGGGCTGCTGCTGACGGGGGCGCTGTCCTCCGCTGCATCCGCGGCTACCGCTGTCACCGGCCCCACGATCAGCGTCACCAATCCCGGTGCCCGGTCCTTTGTGACCAGCGCGGCCATCACGCCCGTCACGATAACGGCTGCTGATTCCGCCGTACCCGCGGCAACCTTCACCTTCACAGCCACCGGCCTTCCGACCGGCCTGGCGATCAGCGCCGCCGGGGTGATCTCGGGTACCCCGACAGTTCAGGGGCCGTTCGCTGCGACGGTAATCGCCACCGAGGCAACTGGGACCAATGCCGGGATGACCGGAACGGCCAGCTTCACCTGGACCATCACGGCAACAGCAGCAACGCCGCCCGTTACCGGCGCTGGCACGATCACCGTCGCTTACCCCGGGCACCGGCACTCCTACATCGCCAGCACCAGCATCCCCCCGTTGCAGATCCACGCAACTGACTCCACCGCGCCGGGAGCAGTCTTCACCTTCACGGAAAGCGGTCTTCCGCCCGGCCTGATGATCAGCACCTCTGGCCTGATCACTGGTTCCCCGACAACCCCGGGGACGTACAGCGTCACGGTGACCGCCGCAACCACACCGCCCGGAGGGGCCACCGCGACCGGCTCGGTCACTTTCCCCTGGACCATCTACACGCTCAGGGCAACGGCGACGCCCACGCCTACGTCCAGCGCGACGTCCACGGCAACGGCTCCCGCCGTGACACCCGCCGTGACGCCCACAATCACCACCTCACCCACCGCGTACCCGGTGGGCGGCGTCGTCACAGGCGGCGGCGGCAGCCTCGGCGGCGGCAGCGCAGCACTGACAGCGGCAGGCGCCGCGCTCATCCTTGCGGGCGCGGGAACCGGCGCTTACGCCATCCGGCGGCGGGCGCACCGATCCTGAACAGAAACGGCATGCACGGTAAGCCCCGGCGGCGCAAATGGCTGCCGGGGTGCATCGCGGCGTGCATGGCCCTGGCGGGCCTCCTGCTGCTGGCAGTCGCGTGCAGCGGGCCCAAGGCGAACGTCAGCACCATCCCGTCATCGGTGGGCACCGCACCACCGTCCCACGGGACAACCGCGCCTGCTGCCGCTCCGCTGGCCCGGTCCATCCCCGTCAGCATCGCGATTCCTGCTATCGGCGTCAGCGCCCCGGTGATGCAGCTGAGCCAGAACATCGACGGGACGCTCCAGGTACCGCCGCTGTCCAACCTCAATCTGGCTGGCTGGTACAAGTACAGCGCGACGCCCGGTCAGAAGGGCCCCGCGGTCATCGCCGGGCATATCGACTCGACGGCAGGAGCGGCGGTCTTCTATAAGCTCCGGTACCTGACCAGCGGGAACCGGATCGACGTCACCCTCGCTGACAAGCAGGTCGCGGTGTTCGCCGTGGACGGGCTCCAGCAGACGGCCAAAACCAGCTTCCCGACGAACAGCGTCTACGGGCCGACGCCGGATGCCAGCTTGCGGCTGATCACCTGCGGCGGCGTTTTCGACAGCGCCACCGGGCACTACCTGAATAACGTGATCGTGTACGCGCACCTGGTGAGCTAGCGCCAGCAGACCTGCGCAGTTTTACCGGCGTGGTTACGGAAGGCTCTGCGCCTGATGCTTGCAAGGCGATTTAGTGCCCTGACCACAGGCCCGCTGGCACGCTCAGCCTACGGGGCCAGCTCATGGAACGCTCCAGCTCACAGACCAACCTTAGCGACGGCGTACGCTGCCTGTGCCGAGGTGAAACCGTTGCCGTAGTCAGACGTGAGCTGCTGGGTCAGGCTGGCTGCGCTGAATCCGCCCATTTTCATATACCCCTGGGCGGCATCAACGGCCTGAGTATCCCAGTCCGGATTGAGGTAATTGATAGCGAACTGGGCATCTGCTTGCGAGAACCCGTCGCCATAACTTGAGGTGAGCTGGTGGGCCAGGCTGTACGCAGAGAACCCCTGGCCATCAGAAAGGTAGTTCTGCGCGGCATCGACGGCTTGCTGCTGGGCCGCAGTTATCGCTGGTGTCGTAGGCGTCGTAGCGACCGGTGCCGGTGCCTGAGTAGTAGCCGGTGTTGTGGGCGACGGAGCCGGCATGGCGCCACTGCCAGCGCTGTCACTTACCGGGACACCGTAGTTGGTAGTCGGGTTAACGGGAATTTTGCTGGTGCTGCCAGAACTGCCACACGCGGCCAGGGCGATAACCGCCGCGCCGATGACGGCCACGAAGCCGGTATCGCGCCTCACGGGGTAGTCCAGCTCACTGAGTCGACGGTCATGACCGTGGCGGGCAGCACCTGGTCAGCCGCCGGGAACGGCACCAGGCCGCCGCCCACCGTGTTCGGGCCGCCGACGCATACGTTCAGGACAATGCCGAGCGGCGTGTCCGGGCCGTACGGCCAGATCGCGTTCGGCCAGCCCTTGGCGGCCATGGCCGCGAGCCAGCCAGCCTTGGTGACCGGGCTGTTGGTGTAGGGCACGCCGTCCATGGTGAAGCTGACCTGATCGTACGTCTCGCTGAGCTGCATCTGGTACGTGTGAAAGGCGTCATCCGCGATCGGCGCGGGCGAGGCGTTCATCGCAGCCTGGGTACCCTCATAGCCGGCGCCGGCATAGTCCCCGGTGCACCGCAGCCCGAAGACGTTGAAGTAGGCCCGGTCCGGTGCCGTCTTACTGAGGGGCGAACCGCCGAAGTTCTCCACCAGGTCAAACTCGCCGTACGGCCAGCGCTTGTCGGTGCCGTAACACCAGAGCGCCGGCCAGAAGCCAGATGCCGGATTGATCTTGGCCACCACGGTGAAGGTCCCGTACGTCGCGGAGAACTGCTGGAAGCCGGGCCGTATCCAGGACCAGAGCGTGTCGTTGCCGTCCGGCTCGGCGAACGTGGTGATCCGGGCGGACAGGTACCCGCCCGGCGTGGGCGTGATCGTGCTTGCGCCCGCACCGGCCTGCTGCTGGGGCGTCCCGCCGTACGCCTGGACCTGGAAGACCAGCGCGTTGCTGCCGCCCGCCCCGGCGCCCGCCTGCACGCCCACCACGGCGGGATCGCGGGTGTAAATCTGGCTGCCGCCGGTCGGGTCGTGCCCGTTCTCGGCTATCGCCCACTTGGTGCCATCAGGGAGCGCGCCGTCCGGAGTCTGGCTGAAGTCATCGGAAAAGGCAGCCGATGTCACAGGCGCGGGCGTCACAGGCGCGGGCGTCACAGGCGCGGGCGTCACAGGCGCGGGCGTCACAGGCGCGGGCGTCACAGGCGCGGGAGCGGGCACGGGGCTGCCTCCAGGAAGGTCCGAGGGCTGGATCTGGGTCCAGCCGGGAACTGCTGTCTTACCGTCCGGGTCCATGTTCAGCCCCCAGAACAGGTTGGCCGGAGTTGGCGGTGTGCTCACAGCGTGGCCTCCTCTTTCACGAGCATGTCCCGGGGCGGGACCGTAGTGGTCTGCTGCCGTAGTCTGCGGTGCCGGCCGTGCGCCTGCCAGATTCTGAGCCTTATACCCGCCGTGCCATACCCGGGCAGCAGCAGTGGCCCCAGGACGATCGCCTGCGCGATGGCCAGCGCCAGCGGAATCCAGTAGGCGGGCAGACCGTAAATCGGCAGGTCGCGGGCGAGGGCCCAGAACATGAGACCCTGCGTCACGATTACCCAGCCGCGGATAAGAACGGCAGCCCGTACCGGGGTGCGGTTTTTCTTTCCCGTCTTGCCCCCGGTTGGCACCCAGCCCTGAATCCGGCCGGTGGCCGCGTCCACGCAGGCGAGCAGATGCGCGACGCCGTAGACGACCGACAGCCGCAGCATCTCCGGCCGCCAGCCGGGAATCATCAGCGGCAGCGCCAGCATCGACAGCATCGCGGGCGCGATCGGGAGGTAGTTCCCGGGGCCGACCTGGAAGGGGTACACCCACAGCATGATGAGGGCGGGCATAACGCTGATCACGAGAGTCAGCAGCGATTGCAGGTAATACAGAATCCCGGATAGGTAGGCAATCCGCTGGGTGAGCGTCATCTTGCAGGCCCAGAATCCGCGGTCAGCGCCGTCCATCCCCCGGACGGGGAAGATGAGCCCCAGCGTAGTGAGGCACCACCGGTACTGCTGATTGATCACCCCCTTGAACGTATCCGGGCACAGCCCTTTCGCCAGGTTGACCGGGACGTACACCGTCTGCGAGCCCCTGGCAAGCATTTCCACGCTGGTCACCACGTCCTCCCCGCCCGTCTCGCACCAGGGGAAGCCGCCGATCTCATCCAGCGCGGTGCGCCGGTACAGCACGTTGGTGCCGACGCAGATCGCCGCGTTCCTGCTCTGCTGGCCTGGCTGGCTCCAGCAGAAGAACATCCCCTGGACCACACCTGACAGCCGGGCGATCCAGTTCACCGTGTCCCTGCGGGTGATGCCGAAATACTGCGAGGTCTGCACAATCCCCACCTCGCCATCCCCGAAATACGGGACGGTCTGCTCCAGAAACGACGGAGCAGGAGCAAAGTCAGCGTCGAACACAACGACAATCTCACCCTGAGACTGCTTCAGCGCGTTGTTAAGGCCGCCTGACTTCTTCCCCTTCGGCCAGTCATCACGGCGCAGGTAAGTAAGTCCGTACAGCCCGGCCAGCTCCCGCAGCGATTCGGTGGGTGAATCGTCCAGCGCGTACAGGTTCAGTTCACCGTCCCAGCGAAGGTCGAGCACGTGCTGATAGGTGTTGCCAACCACGGCCGGGTCTTCCCCGCAGGTAGGAACGAACACGTCCACCGATGGCCGGCGCAGATCGCGCACCCTCAGTGCGTGGGTGTCGATATTAATGGTCGGCTTCCGCAGCGTCACCACGATCATGTACAGCGTCCACGGGACCATTACCGCCAGCGTGATCAGGAATGGGTACCACACCCAGGATTTGGTGTACACCTCGTACAGCCCGTACAGGCCGCCGGCCGATAGCAGCGCATACGTGATGGTGAGACTGCGGCGCCACTGGTGCTTGAAGTAAGAGTGGTGCTCATCGTCTTCCGGCGCGCCCGGGAGCATGTCACCCGATCGGCGGCGGTACATCCCGTACGTAACCGCCTTCGCCAGAACGAAAACAAGCAGCGCCCCGGCCGCGATCACCAGGGCCTGCTGCATGCCCGGGTAGTGCCACACCACGTCGATGGCCTGCTCCACCACGGACGGCTGGATCAGCCGGTGCGGCGGGAAAAGCCGCTGCTGGAAAGGCAGGAGCAGAGGTGGCCATTGCCTGCCATACAGCAGTTGCTGCTGAAGAGGCGTACTCACGGTGACGGCGTGGAATAAGCCTGGCACTGGCGGATAGACGACGGCGGGTGACCGTCGCCTGCTGGCAGGCAAGCGGGCTGCCCGCCCGGGTAAGTCACCACGAACAGCACGATAGTCGCGCCCGCGAGCGCGAGCAGCAGAATAAGAACCCTCATGACACGCGCCGTTCCCCCTGGAGCCAGGCTCCCCACCCGGTCTTCCGGCACTATGCTAGCTGGGGCCGCAACCGGCGTAGTCTGTGATCACTCAGTAACCTGTGGCCGTCAGGAGCCAGGTCTTTCTGCATTAAGGAAGACATGGCGGACATCCTGGCTATCAGAGCCGCGCTAGCTAGCCAGATCGGCACTCGCACAGGGCTTCGCACCATGGCCGAGGCCCGCGATTCAATCAGCCCGCCGGTCGCGATCGTGCTGCCCGGCCAGCCGCTGGCCAAGTTCGGCGACACGGTGGACGGCACCCTGACAATCAACCTGATCGTTCTGATCGTCATCTCAGATGCGGCCACATCTGAGCGCACGCAGCGGGCGCTGGATGCTTACCTGGGTATCGGGTCCGGGGAGACTGAATCCATCCCGGGCGCGATCATGGCTGATCCGACCCTTGGTAGCGCGGTGCATTTCTGCGAACCTATGACCGTGAGCAACTATGGCCGAATCGATTACGCGGGCGAGACCTACTTCGGCGCCCGGATAAACGTACAGATCGGGGCAATCTGATGAGCACACCACAGCGTCGTGTGACCGGCACCTACGGCCGGCGCCCGCCGAAACGGGCACCAGCGATCCAGTTCCGCGACATCCGCCGCAGAGGGCCGGTGGAGGCCCCGCCACCGGCCGCCGTGGACTACATCAGGCCGATGGGCGGCGGCTGGAAGATGCTGGGCAACGGACCGGACAACACCGTGGCGCCCGGTTTCGGTGGCTGCGGTGACTGCGTAGGCGTCTGGTGGGCCAACACCCGCCGGACGATCAGCACGGTGATTGGCGGCCACAGCTCGTACCCGCCCTGGTCCGAGGTGCTAGCTGTCTACAAGACCCAGAATCCGGACTTCGATCCCACAGGCGGCTCATCCACCGGGCCCGGCTCACCCGCTGACGGCGGGATGGACATCCAGACCCTGCTGGAATGGCTGGTCGCCAACCCCGGCCCGGACGGCTCGAAACTGGTTGGCTTCGCTGCGGTCGACTACACCAGCGCCGCAGAAGTCAGCGCGGCAATAGCTGCGGGCGGCGTACTCTGCGTCGGCATCAACGTGCTGGACATCAACCAGACCGAATTCGGCAACGACCAGCCCTGGGATTACGTGGCAAGCAGCCCGGTCGATGGCGGGCACTGCACGATGGTGGGCGGGTACGGCGCTGAGCCGGCCGGCAGCGACCCTGACCTGGCTGGCAACGTGAAATTCGTGACCTGGGCCGAGGAGACCTCGTTCACCCCGGCGTTCTGGGGACACGAAGTCGAGGAACTGTGGTTCGTCGTCTGGGAGGAGCAGCTGGGCACGGTCGAGTTCCAGGCAGGCGTGAACGAGGCCGCGTTCGCCGCGGAATTCACCGCGATCACCGGCAAGCCGTTCCCGGTCGCTGTTACACCACCCACTCCGGTGCCGCCAGCTCCGGTGCCGCCCACTCCGGTGCCGCCCACTCCGGTGCCGCCCGCTCCGGTGCCGCCGCCCGGACCGGACGCTGCGGATCAGGCGCTCGCAACGGTCGCGGAGCAGTGGATGGCAGATACGCACCCCTTCTCACACCGCCTGCGGGAAGCGCTGGGGATCTGGCTGGCTGCCAAGGGCTTCACCGTTGGCGCGTAGCCGTGCGGCTGCTGATGGTGCATAAGGGGGTGGTCAGCCCATGAGGATCTTGATGGTTCACCCTGGGCCTTTAGCCCGACTTCAGCGTGCATGACGTCTTCACCGGCTGGCATGAAGCGTTCAAAGAGCTGGGGATCGACGTCGCGACCTTCAACACCAACGACCGGCTGATCTTCTACTCCAAGGTGCTGATGCCCGAAACAGACGAGCACGGCGAAGACCTGAAGGACAGCGAAGGGCGCCTGATCATCAAGCAGGCGATGTCCCAGGAGCAGGCCCTGGTCACCTCGATGCAGGGCCTGACCGACGCGCTGTATACGTTCGCCCCGCAGGTCGTTATGTTCATCAGCGCGTTCTTCATGACCGAGCGGCTGTTCAGGCTGATCCGGGCGCACGGGCACAAGATCGTCATCCTGCACACCGAAAGCCCGTACCAGGATGACGAGCAGCTGATCCGCGGGCAGCTGGCCGACCTCAACATGCTCAACGACCCGGCCAACCTGGACATGTTCCGGGCGCAGGGCATCCCGGCGGTGTACATGCCGCACGCCTACCGGCCCGCGGTGCACCATCCGCGCACCGGGGAACGGGACCTGGAGATGGCCGCCGAGCTGGCGTTCATCGGCACCGCTTTTGAATCCCGGATCAAATTCTTCGAAGCAATGGACCTGGACGGCCTGGACGTGCTGATCGCGGGGAACGACTGGGGCAAGCTGCCGACGACCTCCCCGCTGGCGAAGTTCATCGGGACCGGGGTGGGGATCGAGGCTGACTGCGTGGACAACGCGGACGCCGCCGAGCTGTACCGGCATGCCCGGATGGGCCTCAACTTCTACCGCCGGGAAGGCGAGGAGACCCACGCTGCCGACGTCGCCCAGGCGATGGGCCCGCGGGAGGTGGAGATGGCGGCGTGCGGCCTGCCGTTCCTGCGCGATCCGCGCGCTGAGGGCGATCAGCTGCTGTCCATGCTGCCTACTTTCGGCAGTCCCGGCGAAGCGGGCGAGAAGCTGCGCTGGTGGCTGGCGCACGGCCCTGAGCGCGAGCGGGCAGGCGAGCTGGCCCGGAAAGCTGTTGCTGGCCGGACGTTTACCGCAAATGTGCAAACTCTTCTGGAGCTGCTGGAGAGGTACTAGCGCGACCTGGGGCTTAGACTGGCTCTGCCTTACCGTGGCCGGCCGCGCGCAGCAAGCGGCCAGAGCCGGAGATGCTGCTTACGCTCCCGGCTGGAGACACGGTTTCAATGCGCAATTGGCTGCGACTTAGCGCGATCACTCCCGCCACCGCGCAGCAATCAACCCTGCTCGCGGTGCAATCCACGCTGTCTGCCACCCAGAAGACCGTGAACAGCCTCTCCAATTCCATGAACACCGTTATCGCACTGCTGGAGCAAATCATGACCCAGGACGCCACCATTCTCGCCACCGTCACCAAGATCGAGGGGGACCTGACCCAGGCCGCCACCGTGCTCACCGGCATCCAGGGCAGCGTCAGCCAGCTGCTGGCTGAAGTCGCGGCCGGTGGCGTGGGCTCGATTTCCCAGACCACCATGGATGCCGTGGCCGCTGCCCAGGCCCAGGCAGACGCCTTCCTGGCCACCGAAACCGCCGACGCCGCGGCCGACGTGCCACCCGTCACCGGCTAGCCCCAGCGCAGGTTCTCCAGCGAATTGTCGGCAGGACCTCGCGGCCCGTACCGTGCCCGTTTCCCGGGCGGGCACGGGCCGCGGAACGCCGCCAGCACGATCCGGCCGACCAGCACCTGGGTGACCCGGCCGTACTTGCACAGCCCTACCTGGTAGTACCCCCGCGAGTTGAGCTTCGGGTGCAGCAGTCCCCCGGCAGCAGCGGCCCGGGGCAGCGAGTACACCTGGCCCCAGTCGCTGGCCTCGTACCAGCCCGCGTAATCCGGGACCGGGCTCCAGCGTTCCTCCGCCATGGTTAATAAACTAGCGGGAGTAACCTGGTCACAGATCTATTGCCGCGGCCCTAGCTGTCCGATGCGACCGGAGCCGGCTCCCAGCACTTATGCGAGGGAGCAACCTCCGTGAGTCGTATCCACGGGCGTAACGGCATTGCGTACGTCGGTGTAGACCCCGCCAACGGCACGGGCGGCGCGCAGATTCTCGCTGCCCCCATGTCTTTCCTGTCCGACTGGTCGATCAACTTCGTGGTGGCCAAGGTCGATGTGACCGCCATGGGAGACAGCAACCTCATCTGGGTGGCCGGGCTGCCCGATGCGAGCGGCGACTTCACGGGGTTCTACGACACTGCTACTGCCCAGACTTACGTGGCGGCCACGGACGGGCAGGCCAGGAACTTCTACCTGTACCCGTCTACCGTCAGCACGCAGATGGGGCCGCCCGCGCAGTATTTCTTCGGCACAATTTTGCCCGACTTCGCCGTCGCCGGCGGCGTCACCGCCGCTGTGTCGCTCAAGTCCACCTGGAACGCGGCCAGCCGAATCCAGCGGTACCCGACTTACGGCCTGGCTGGTACCTGAGTCCTGATCACCGGGAGCGCGCAAGTGACTGCGTGCTCCCGGGCCCTGCACCACCCGCGGCCTCCGGGAGCCGGGATCTTCTGCGGTAGGAGGTTCCGCTGCCATGAGCGAAGACGCCGGTCTCGATGTCGATTTCGACGCATCGCCTGCCGAGCTGGATCGCCAGCTGGCCGGCATCCAGGCCACCACCGCGGGCGTCACGCCCGATGTCGAGCAGGAAGCCGTTCCCGGGACCGTGACCACCATCCGGTCGGTGGAGTTCCTGGGCCGCCGGTTCCGGATCGCGGACAAGATCGGCCTGATGCCGCTGCTGAAGTTCGCGGCATTCGCCGACGTCAACGTGCAGGACCCGCGGGCGCTCGGTGCGATGTACACGCTGCTGCGGGACTGCATCCACCCGGGCTGCCCCGGCTGCGGAAAATGCGAATTCTGCAAGGCGGACAACGAGCCCGCGTGCAAGGTGTACGACCGCGGTGACTGGGGCGAATTCGAGGAACACGCCATGATCACCAAGGCCGACGCGGACGACCTGATGGACGTCATCACCAAGACGATCGAGCTGATCGCCGGCCGCCCTACGCCGCCGCCCGGAACCTCCTCGGGTGGGCGGCGCACCACCTCGCGAGGGTCGACGGGGACCTCCTCCGGGCGACAGGGAAAGGCGTCGAGGCGCTGACCCCGCGCCAGATGTGCAATGTCGCGTACTCGATCCAGGTGGAGCACATGGACGCAGAGCAGCAGGAGGACTTCGACGGCCAGATCGGGCAGCGCGAGAACCCGGAGGACGTCGCACGGGAGGCCCTGAAAGCGCACCAGGAAGCAGTCGGCATGACCTTCGCCGATCCGGACGCCCCGGTCGTGGGGCAGCCCGGGGCCGCAGGCGATGAGCGGCTGTGATGGACGCCCCGGCTGTGGCACCCGGGCAGGAGTGCTGCAAAGAGTGCGGCCGGCTCAGCCAGATCAACTGGTGCCCGGCCTGGGGTATCTGGCTGTGCGTGGCCTGCCGCTGGGACTACAACGCGGCGTTCTTCGAGGAGTTCGAGACAGCCAGGGGAGGCCCCAGTGGCTGACACGACCTGGGACGACGCCGCGATCGAGGAGATGCTGAACACCCCGGAGGGCCTGGTCGGGCAGTTCATCATCGAAACCTCCGAGCAGATCGCGGCTGTCGCCCGGAGCAAGGTCCAGATCAGGCGCTCGCGCAGCTGGTCGGCGCGCAGCGACGCCAACCCGCCCGGGTACACGCTCGGCACGATCCGGCCGTGGATGGGCTATACCGGCGGCCACATCTACGGCGGCGCCAACGCCGCAGCCGACCCAGCCATCTTCCTGGAGAAGCCGCGTATTGACCGCAACGAGTACCCGTTCCTGACCACCGGGCTCTGGTCGATCGCCGAGGAGCTGTGATGGGGCAGCTATGGAAGGCAGCGACGGGAGTTCCGCTCGGCCCCAGCACACGTTGCCGGGCTCATAAGCACCATCCGCCTCTCTTGCAGGGCAGTTCAGCTGTCACCCTGCGTAGGGGGGTGGTAACTAATGGCAAGAATGCTTGGTGACGCGTTCGTTGTCATCTTATCAGCCCCGATGTGGACGGCTTCCGGGCGAAGCTGGTCGCGGGGGTTAAGAAGGCCACGGCCGGGGTCAGCCCCACCGTCCCGGTCGGGCTCGACATCAACCGGGACGAGCTGGGCCGGTTCCTGAGCACCCTCCAGCAGAACGCCAACATCCAGGTCAACGCGGAAACCGAAGACGCCGTAGCCAAGATCATCGATCTGCGGGAGCGGCTGGAAGCCCTCAGCGGGGTAGCCGCGGACATCCCGATCGACGCGAATGACGCCAAGGCGCTGGCCACAATGGCCGGTCTCCAGCTGAAAATGGCGGCGTTCGCCAGGACCCTGACCAACCTCCAGCTGAACGTGGACGACACCGCGGCGGTGGCAAAGCTGACCGGCCTGCAAGCGCAGGAATCCCGGCTGGCCGCCAGCATGGAAAAAATGACGTCCGACGTCGACATCGCTGCTGCCGAGGCGAAACTCGCGTACCTGCGCGCGCAGATTGCCTTGCTGCAATCCCAGATGGAAGACATGAAGCTGGGGATCAGCGCAGCTGGGCTGCTGAGCGCCGAAGCCCAGCTGCTGGGCATGACCGCCGCGGTCAACGGCATCAATAAGGCAATGGCGGACGCGGCGAAGGCCGATCAGGACAAGTCCGCCGCCGATGCCGCAGCCGCCGCTTCCGCGAATTTGCTGGTCGGCGCGTGGAGCCGGCTGCCACCTGAGCTGCGTGCCGTCTCCGCCGCACAGAAGGACGCGGAGAATTCCGCCAACGGGCTGTGGGGCATCTGGGGGTTCCTGAATACCCGGGTGTCGCTGTTCGGCGGCCTGCTCGGTAAATTCGCACCGGGCCTGGTCACCTGGGTGCACA